AATACTGCAATTGCAATTTCTGCGGCCGCAATTACTTCTGGTACATTAGCAGTTGCACAAGGCGGTACTGGAGTAACTACTTCTACTGGTACTGGTTCAGTTACTCTTAATACTGCACCAACAATATCATTACCAACTATTGATAATATTAAGATGGGTTATACCACAGTTGCAACGGCAGCAGGTACAACCACATTAACCGCATCAAGTAATTATCGTCAATTTTTTACTGGCACAACTACACAAACTATTGTTCTTCCTGTTACCAGCACATTGGTAACTGGTATTGCATGGGAAATTGAAAATAATTCAACTGGATTATTAACAGTAAATTCATCTGGTGGTAATTTAGTTGGAACAATTCCTGCTGGAGTTTGTGCTCATTTTGTTTGTATTGGCACTACGTTAACAACGGCTGCCGATTGGGATATAGATTATATTTCAACCACAACAATTACTGGTACTGGTTCTACTGTATTATCTGCAAGTCCAACATTGACTGGCACACCTTTAGCACCAACTGCTTCATCGGGAACAAACAATACACAAATTGCAACTACCGCATTTGCAACATCTACTGCAAGCGATTTAGCAGTTGCACTTGCTATTGCACTAGGATAAATAAGATATGGCTAAACCTACAACAAGACAAACATTTAAAGATTACTGTCTAAGAAGACTTGGTCATCCTGTTATTCAAATTAACGTGGATGATGACCAAGTTGAAGACCGTATTGATGACGCACTTCAATTCTTTGAAGATTACCATTTTGATGGTTGCGAAAAAATTTACATGAAGCACCAGTTTACTCAAGCTGATATTGACAGACGATGGATATATTGTCCAGACCCTGTAATTTTTGTGACTGCCGTTCAAGGATTTGATGACTCAACATCTTCAATTAACATGTTTGATTTGCGTTATCAATTACGTTTGCATGACCTTTATGATTTTACATCGGTATCGTATGTGTCATATGAAATTACCATGCAACATCTTCGTACATTAGAATTGTTATTCTCTGGTACACCACAATTTAGATTTAATCGTAAACAAAATAAAATCTTCCTTGATATTGATTGGGACCGTGATGCACAAGTAGGCAAGTATGTTATTATTCAATGTATGCGAGCAATGAGACCAGATACAGTTACATTAACTGGTACATTAACTGGTACAACAAGTTCCAATACAATGACAGGAACTTCAACTATATTTGACCAAGAAATACTTGAAAATGATATGATTACATTGTCTGATGGTCAAGAAGTACAAGTCCGTAAAATTAATTCACCAACAAGCATCACACTTGCAAATGCGTTGAGTGCAAACGTAACCGCTGTTACAATGACCAAAGCCGGTGTTTCAGATGTTTGGAATGATAAGTTTGTAAAGAGATATGGTACTGCACTAATCAAGTATCAATGGGGCACTAATCTTTCCAAGTTTGCGGGTATTCAAATGCCTGGTGGTGTAACATTAGATGGTCCAAGAATCATGCAAGAAGCAAAAGAAGAACTGGACAAATTAGAAGAAGACATGTACAATTTCAATTCGTTGCCATCTGAAATCTTTACTGGTTAAAAATGTCAACAAATTTTTACTTCAATAACTTTCCTGCGGAACAAATCACCAGTGAACAACTATTGGTGGAAGACCTTGTTATTGAAGCAATGCAGATTCATGGCATGGACTTGTATTACATGCCTAGAGAAAGTCGTGATTCTGTAGATATGTTATATGGTGAAGACACATTAAAGACATACACTAAAGCCTATCCAATTGAAATGTACCTTGAGAATGTTACAGGTATGGATGGTGAAGGTGATTTCATTTCTAAATTTGGTTTAGAGATTAGAGATGAACTTACTTTATTAGTATCACGCCGTAGATTTAAATACGCAACTGGTGCATCAAATCTTTTTAGGCCTAGAGAAGGTGATTTGATTTATGTGCCATTGGTACAAAACTTTTTTGAAATTACATTTGTAGAACACGAAAATGACCAAGCAATGTTTTACACATTGGGTCGTGGTCGTGGTAATAATGTTTATGTGTTTGCATTGAAGTGCAAACAATTTGTATTTTCAGAAGAAGTTATTCATACTGGTATTGAAGAAATTGATGAACAAATCCGTGATGCCTATAAGAGAACCGAACTTACCTTTAGAACAGGTGGTTCAGGCACATACGAACAAGATGAAGTTGTTTATCAAGGAACAGATGTTGCAAATGCCACATTCCAAGCGACAGTACATTCTTGGACACCAACAACTCGCAAATTGGATGTTGTTCTTACAATAGGAACATATGCCAATAATGCAAATACTATTGGTGCAACAAGTGGTGCATATTGGACTTCATTTGGTGCGGCTGATACTGCATACCATGAGAATGATGCATTTGAAGATATCATTGATAACTCCAGAATTGAATCTGAGTCCGATTCTATAATTGACTTTAGTGAACACAACCCATTTGGTGAAGCATAATGTTAGGTAATGACCACTTTTATAACAGAACAATACGCAAAATAGTTGTTGCGTTTGGTACTGTATTCAATGACATTTATTTGGTTCGTTATACCAAAGACGGGTTACACGCAAAAGAAACTATTAAAGTTCCTTTGAATTGGGGTGCAAAAGAAAAGTACTTAACAAGATTAACTACTGACCCAACATTAACAAAATCAATTGCAACAACTGTTCCTAGAATATCATTTGATATGACTGGAATGAGTTATGATTCAAGTAGAAAATTACCGTCAACAATGCGTAACTTTTCTGCAAACAATTCAACCACAGTAAAAGCACAATACGTTCCTGTGCCTTACAATTTTGATTTTTCAATGTCAATCTATGTAAGAAACACAGAAGATGGCACACAAATATTAGAACAAATTCTACCATTCTTCACACCAGATTTTAGTGTAACTGTAGATTTTATTCCTTCCATGGAACCAAAATATGATATGCCAATCATTTTGAATTCGGTTTCAAATGAGGTGGACTATGAAGGTGAGATGATGAGTACCAGATTAATTATTTGGAACTTAGAATTTACTGCAAAAGGACATATTTGGCCACCAGTTAAAACTGGTAAAGTTATCACTACTGCCAATACAAACATATTCATTCAACCGAATAGCACAGTTGAGCAACAAGTTTATGTTGACTTTGCAAACGGTGTTGGTCGATTCTCCGACTCAGAAACAATTAGAGTTACCGGTAAAGATGTATATGGCACAGTTGCATATTTTAGTAATGCAAATAATGGCATATTGGTTGTTCAATCACTTAATGATTACTTAGAAGTTGGAGATGTTGTTCGTGGTGACTTTACTGGTGCAACATTTACAATTAAAACTGCTGATAAGACACCATTATTATTATCAACAATTACCACAAGACCAAATCCAATAACTGCAATGCCTGATGATGAATTTGGATTCTCTGAAACTATAACTGATGGACCTTCTACATAATGAATAAATTGAATCAAACACTATCAGAGGTTCTTGATGTTGAACCTATTGATTATCAAACAACAGAAATTGTTGAACTAAAAACACCTGTTGAAGATGATGCCGAATTTGCACGAACAAATATTAGAGATTTGATTTCAAAAGGTAATAGTGCAATTGACAATTTACTTTTAGTTGCTACTGCATCAGAACATCCAAGAGCATATGAAGTGGCTGCAGGTTTGATTAAAAACTTGGCAGACTTAAATAAAGATTTGTTGGAAATTCAAAAGCGTAAACGAGATTTGGATCCAACACAATCAAAAGGCAATTCAACTACGAATATAGATAAAGCTGTGTTTGTTGGATCAACAACTGAACTTGTTAAGTTTTTAAAGAACAATAAATAGGATTACTATGGAACAACTAATACAACAACTTAAAGTAATTTTAGGTACAAATTTTGCTTTGTATCTAAAGGCACACAACTATCATTGGAACATTGAAGGTTTCAATTTTCCACAATATCATTCTTTCCTTGATGGATTTTATAATGATGTGTGGGCACAAACAGATGATATTGCAGAACACATTCGCCAATTAGATTCTTATGTACCTGGTTCAATGGAAAGATTTTTAGAATTGGCAGACATTGATGAAGCAGTTGATAATATTCCAACTGCACAATCTATGATTCAAAATATAAAATATGATAATGACCGTTTTATTATTCATCTTCGTGCAGGTATTGCTGCAGCTAATCAAGCAGATGAACCGGCAGTAGGCAATTTTTTACAAGACCTTCTTGGTGTTCACCAGAAGAAAGCATGGATGTTGAGAAGTATTATTAAATAATATGATAGAAGCCGGTGGTTATCTTGGCAATGCAAACTTAAAAAGAACTGGTGTAGAAATATCTTACACCGAGGAACAAGTTGCCGAGATTATAAAATGTACTGAAGACCCTGTTTACTTTATCAAAACTTATGTTAAGATTGTTAACGTAGATAGAGGTCTTATCCCGTTTGAAATGTGGCCGTTCCAAGAGGAAATGGTACACACATTTCACAACAATCGTTTCTGTATTGCAAAAATGCCTCGACAGGTTGGTAAAACAACTACAACTGTCGGTTTTATGCTTTGGTCAGTTTTGTTCCAAGATGACTATAGTATTGCCATTCTTGCTAACAAAGGTTCTCTTGCTCGTGAAATTTTAGGTCGTATTCAATACGCATATGAATATTTACCTCTTTGGTTGCAACAAGGTATTATTACTTGGAACAAAGGTAACATTGAGTTAGAAAACAAATCTAAAATTGCTGCGTTTGCAACATCAGCATCTGGTGTTCGTGGTGGTACATACAACTTAATTTTCCTTGATGAATTTGCTTTCGTTCCAAAGAACATGGCAGATGAATTCTTCACATCAACATACCCTGTTATCTCCTCTGGTAAAACTTCAAAAGTTATTATTGTATCAACGCCATACGGATTGAATCATTTCTACAAGATGTGGGTGGATGCAATAGAAGGTCGTTCTACTTACAAAGCACTTGAAGTGCATTGGTCTATGGTACCTGGTCGTGATGCGGCTTGGAAAAGTGAAACAATACGAAACACTTCCGAAGAACAATTTAGACAAGAGTTTGAAACTGAATTTATTGGGTCATCCGCAACTCTTATTTCTGGTGCCAAACTGCGTAGTCTGGCATTCCATAACCCACTATCCTCAATTGAGGGTTTTGATATATATGAGGAACCTATTAAAGACCACCTCTATATTGCCACAGTAGACTGTGCTGAAGGTGTTGAACAAGATTACTCTACCATTAATGTGTTGGATGTATCTCAAACACCATATAGACAAGTTGCTAAATATAGGAATAATAAATTACCTTTGTTGTTTTTCCCAACTGTAATCTATTCGATTGCAAAGAAATACAATGAAGCATATGCTTTGATTGAAACTAACAATATTGGCCAACAAGTGGTTGATATTCTACACTATGATTTAGAATACGAAAACATTTATAAACTAGAACACCATCACATCAAGGGTCAAAGTATTTCTGGAGGGTTTAGAAGAAATGCATCTTTTGGTCTCAAAACAACAAAATCAGTTAAAAAAATCGGATGTGCCAACTTAAAAACATTGGTAGAAAACGACAAACTGATTGTAAATGATTTTGACACCATTGCCGAGATGAATACCTTTGTCCGAGTCCGTGACAGTTATGCTGCGGAAGAAGGAAATAATGACGATTTGGTAATGGGCCTGGTTATTTTTGCATGGTTGACAGCACAGACATTCTTTAAAGACAGTACCAATATTGATATAAGAAAATTAATGTTGGCAGAACAGAACATGTTAGTTGATGAAGATTTGGCTCCAGTAGGCATATTTGATAACGGACTCAAAGAAGAAATCATTATTGACAGTACTAATGGAGATGTTTGGACTGAACGAGGTTACTCCTCATCCTCAACTTTCTAAAAAACTAAATAGACAATAAAAGAAAAATTGACTCACAACTAAAGGAGAAATCCAATGGCATTTCAGCTCTCACCAGGGGTAAACGTATCAGAAATCGACCTGACTACAATTGTCCCTTCAGTCGCTACCTCAATTGGCGCATTTGCGGGACCGTTTGCGTGGGGTCCAATCGGTGAAATTATTACAATCTCTGACGAAGTTCGTCTTGCCGATAGATTCGGTAAGCCAGACTCAACAAATTATGAATATTGGTTCTCAGCATCAAACTTCCTAGCATACACTTCCAACTTAAAAATTGTTCGTGCTGCAAACATCACAACAACAAGAAACGCAACCGCTAATGGTGCTACTAATGTTGCACTTATTAAGAACGAAGATGATTGGTTAGATAACTGGTCTTCTGGTAATACCGTTTACGGTGTTGTTGCGGCTCGTTATGCAGGTGCAATCGGTAACACATTAAAAGTTTCTATTGCCGATGCAAACACTTATTCAACATGGACATATTCAACACAGTTTACTTCAGCACCAGGCACATCTACCTATGTTTCAAACAAAGGTGGTACACTTGATGAAGTTCACGTTATTGTTGTAGATGAAGACGGATTATTCTCTGGTACAAGAGGAACAGTCCTTGAAAAATTTGGATTCGTATCCAAAGCTTCTGATGCAAAAGACGATTCTGGCAATGCAAATTACTATAAACAAGTATTGCAAAGCAAATCAAAATACATTCACTGGATGTCACATCCAACCACAATCGCAACAGGTACTTCATGGGGTTCTTCTGCAAATAACACAGCATTTGCAAACTTAACTTCAAATGTAACAGTATCATTATCTGGTGGTGTTGACGGAACAATTTCTACCGCAAACGTAATTTCAGGTTATGACTTTTTTGATCCTGCTGAATCAGTAGATATCGCATTAGTTGTTTCTGGTCCTGCTGATGCAACAGTTGCCGTTGATTTGATTTCAATGGCAGAATCACGCAAAGATTGTGTTGTGTTCTTGTCTCCATTGAAGACCAATGTTGTTGACAATGCTGGTTCTGAAACAACTGCTATTACAACATATCGCAATACATTAACAAGCACTTCATATGCAGTACTTGATTCTAATTGGAAATACCAATACGACAAGTATAATGATGTATATCGTTGGGTACCATTGAATGGTGACGTTGCTGGTCTATGTGCTCGTACAGACCTTGAAAGAGACCCATGGTTCTCTCCAGGTGGTTTGAATCGTGGTATCATTAAAAATTCTATCAAACTTGCATGGAATCCAACTAAGACAAACCGTGATGATTTGTATATTAAAGGCATTAACCCAATCGTAACATTCCAAGGTGAAGGTACAGTATTGTTTGGTGACAAAACCTTACTATCTAAACCATCTGCGTTTGACCGTATTAATGTTCGCCGCCTGTTTATCGTACTTGAGAAAGCAATTGCAAGAGCAGCACGTTTCTCAATGTTTGAATTTAACGACCAATTTACAAGAGCACAATTTGTTTCTCTTGTAGAACCGTTCTTGCGTGATGTGCAAGGT